GAAGATGTAGAAGATTTGTGGGAAGAGCCAGATTTTCGTGAGGATGAGATTGATGTGCTTCGTAATATGACAAAGAATCTATCGAAAGCGGATCAGAAGCTATACAATCTGTTCTACCTCGATAGACTAACACAACAAGAGATAGCAACCAAGCTAAATATCACACAACCAACCGTGAGTTTTAGAATCGCAGCACTGGAGAAGTCGCTACACTTTATTGCAAATCTGCCTTCAATAGATAAGACAACTATCAGACGTAATGTCAAAAAACTAACACCACCTAGAACCAAGTATGTAACCTTATACTTAAAATACCCTAACCAGGCAACGGTTGCTACAAAGTGTGGTGTTTCAAATTCAAACATATCCAAACAATTAACAGCGGTCATACGAGATGAGAACCTCGACCCAGAGTTCCGCAGTTATATTGCATTATTGAGAACCGCACCGCCAAATATTCAACTGTAGATCAACAAACATCGATAATTCTCCTATTGTTAGAGTATGCGGCTCTTTTCCGCAGTTTATATCCAATTATAGGAGAAATTATTATGGCGGCTGGCAGACCATCCAAATACAAGAAGATCTATTGTAAACGCATCATAGAGCTTGCAAAACAAGGCTTATTGCCAATCTCATGGGCAGCAGATATCGAAGTGTCCAAACAAACTTTACATCAATGGCGAGCAGATCACCCAGAATTCTCTGATGCGTACTCGTTGGCTAAGACTATATCCGAATCTGAGATGACCAAACGAGGCACAGACGGTGATTCCCTTGACCTTGCTAAAGCCAAATATTATTTATCAGCAGCGTTTCAAGTATCGGAAACACAGAAGATCGAGTCAAAGCAGGAGATCAAAGCAGAAGTTGAAACCATAGAGGTATCTTTTGGCGACCGTAAAGATTAACGCACTACCTCAATTCAAACAACTCTGGGAGAATCATCGATACAAGGTGCTCGTATCTGGTAGGGCATCAGGGAAATCTGTAGCCGCCGCTGATGCCGCAATTACATTCATGGTGAAATACCCAGTGAAGATATTACAGGTGCGTCAGTTCATGAACTCAATTGCAGACTCGTCTTATCAACAAGTGGTGGATCGTATAGAAGACCACGGCATTGAGCATCTATTTGAAATCCAGAAGAACAAAATAATCTGCACTACAACAGGTGCTGAGATGATATTCCGTGGTCTGGAGCGAAACATAACCAGTGTTAAGTCGATTGCTAATGTAGACATAGTGATTGCAGAAGAAGCGGAGACAATCAATGCTGAATCATGGCGTATATTGATCCCAACAATTATGCGTAACAAAGGTGCTGAAATGTGGATTTTGCTAAACCCACGACTTCCTTCAGATGCAACCGCAGTTGAGTTCCTCAGTGACCATCCACCTAAAGGCACAGTGTACATGCGTGCCAATTATGAAGAGAATCCATATCTACCTCAGTCAATGCTAGATGACATTGCACAGATGAAGGAACATGATTACAAGCGATATCTACATGTATATCGTGGACAATTTTTAGATGTGGGTGATATGAAAGTCTTCCCATATGAATTGCTGAAGGCTGCAATCAACCGCACTACGAACCACAGTGATGAACTGAAGATCGCAGCACTGGATGTAGCTCGATTTGGCTCAGACAGTTCTGTATTATGTATTAGACATGGTAATGTAGTCCAAGGTTTCAACACATGGAAAGGTAAGAATACAGTCGAGTTGACAAGACTTGTTGCTGATATTGCATTAGCTGAAGACATTAAGACATTGGTTGTAGATGCTGGCGGTTTAGGTGCTGGTGTCGTAGATCAATTAGAATCTATGTTGGGCAACACCTGTCGCATCCTGGAGTTCACTGGTGCCAGTAAAGCTGACGACTCACGCTACTATAATGCCAGAGCTGAAACCCACTTCAAGGCGAAGGAATGGCTCGACACAGGGTGCATCCCGGTTCATGATGATCTGGTGGCAGAAGCATCCAGCATTGAGTACAAATTCGCACCAAACCACAAGATATTGATAGAGAAGAAGGAAGACTTCAAGAAGCGTACTGGTGGTACGAGTCCTGATACACTAGACGCTTTTTCAATGACCTTCTATTCTCAAGCTAACATTAAGAAGCTTGACACCAAGAAATTATTCAAACGAGGACCAACACAATGGACTTAAAGAAAACTAACGGTTACTCCGATGACCGAGATGAAGAACTTATCCAAAGAATGAGTGAAGTCGATGCACATTGGAGTAGACAATACAACCAGATCGAGGAAGACCTGAAGTTCGCCACAGGTGATCAATGGTCACAGCAAGCAAGAAATGCACGAACTGGTAAACCTGTACTGACTCTGAACTTTACTCAGAATTACATCGACCGAGTGGTTAACCCCATTCGTAAACACCCATTTGGGATCAATGTAAAGCACAATGACAAGCAGATGTCGCATTTGTACCAAGGTATCATTCGTGACATCGAGTACAAGTCTAATGCGTCTGAAGCCTATGAGGCTGCGTTCGAGAATGCTGTTGCTGCTGGGTTAGGATTCATCTGTGTTGATACGGATTACGAGGACAATACTTCACTGAATCAGACTATCAATATGGTTCGTATCAGTGATCCAACGACTGTATTCATTGACCCTAACTCAGACGCTATTGATGGTTCCGATATGGACTTCGCAATGCGTGTGAAGTATGTTGATAAGCGTAAGGCTGAGAAACAGTACGACTTAGAGAATGATGGTGAGCACCTCGCCAATTACAATGCGTTGTTCCGTGGCTGGACTGTCCCAGAGAACACTTTGCCGGAAATGATTTACTACAACAAAGAGTATGAGAAGTTTACTCGTACATGGTTGAACAATGGTGAGTTCTTTGATGAAGACCCTGACATGCCAATCCCAGAAGAAATGGTGGCTGGCTCTCGTGAGATCGAACGAGCGTATGTAACTGTATGTAAGTACATTGGTGGTAAGAAAGTGAATGAGACTCGCCTTGACACTGAATATATCCCTGTGATCACCGTGTATGGTAACAAAATATGCGAAGACAATTGGAAAGGCTGGGGCGGTATCGTTAAGTTGGTGAAAGACCCACAGACGATGATCAATTACTATGCATCCGCTGAAGCCCAAATCGTACAGTCTGCTCCGGTATCACCTTGGTTAATCGCTGAGGGTCAAGTGAATGGTTATGAAGAGATATGGGCAACGGCTAACACCGACATGCACGATCACCTTCCGTACAATCCTACTACCCTAAATGGTCAAACTGTTGCACCACCTAGTCGTGTTGACAATACAGCTCAAACGCAACATCTTACTGCTGCTCGTATGGGTGCCATTGAAGATTTACAACGCTCGACTGGTATCTTTGATTCGCAGATGGGTCGTGAAGATATATCTGGGCAATCTGGTCGTGCAATCATGCTCAAACAGAATAACGCAGAGATCAGTTCATTCCATTATACCGACAATTTGATGAAGTCTATTACGCAATGTGGTAGAGTCGTATTGCAACTTATTAACTCATTGTATGACACCAACCGTAAGTTGAATGTTCGTGCTGAGAATGGCGAGGTTGTGCCGATTGAAGGCAATGTTAAGGAAATGGGTGCTCCGGCTGAGTCATTCGATGCAGAAGTTGAAGCAGGTCCAATGGTACAGAATGAAAAGGAAATGAGTAACGCTATGCTCATGGAGATCGGGCAGTTGATGCCAGACAAGTTCGGTATGATTGCTGATTTACTGATTGAGAATACCCAAACTAAGGGGACTGAAGAAGCGGTTGAAAGATTGCGTAAGATGTTACCACCTGAGTTGTTACCTGAAGATGAGAATGCTGAAGCTCCAGACCCTCAAGCTATGGCGGCTCTACAGGAAGCTGAAGCTACTATACAGGAACAGAAAACCACTATGGATCAATACGAGATGATCGTTGAGCAGTTGCAAACTATGTTGATCGACTCTGAGAAAGATCGCCAGAACAAAGTGGATATCGAAGAGATCAAATCACAAACTGAATTGGCTAAGACTGAAATGAATAACGAAGCCAAGATCACTGTTGAAGAACTCAAGACTGGTGCTAAGATCGAGTCAGACATTGCTCGTATCGCTGCCGATGCTGAGAGACAGATTCGTGATCTAGTTGCTAAGTCTAATCAAGAGACTAATCAGCAGATATCTGAGGTTGCTAACATTAATCCAGTACAGGCTGAAGATGCACTAAGCATGGTCGAGAAAACTGCTGGTCCTGTTGGTGGTGAGCTTGAAGAAGCTGCTGCTTTAGACACCGAAGCAGAAGGTGCTATCGAGTCCATAGACCACTTATTGGAGGAAGGCTAGGGTAACACCTAGTCAACCTTTATTTATGCTCAAACAGTAAGTAAGAAGCCCACATGAGCTTATCATGGTTTAACATCCACTTTTACAAGTTTTAACGGAGATTATAATGGAACAAGACTTGGCAGTTGAATCATCTTTGAATGATGTCGAAAACACCCCTGAGCAAACTGAGGCTCTTGAAACAAATCAGGAAGTAGTTGAACAGCCTGTTGCAGAGGATAGTACACCCGAAGCCGCTAACGAAGAGACTACAGATGGTAAAGATGCAAAACCGGAACTACCAAGAGGTGTAGAGAAGCGTTTCGCTAAGATGACTAAAGAGAAATATACTATGCAGCGGGAATTGCAAGCCCTGCGTGAGCAAGTTGAGTCCTTTAGTAAGAAACCAGAACCAGAATACTTGAAGGAAGATTTTGGAGAAGACGAACAAGCGTACTTGGACTATGAGTTTGAAAAGAGACTGAACAAACATAAAGCTGAAGAACAGAAACAATATGCTGAACAGCAAGCAGCGGTAAATCAACAAGAGGCAGCACTGGGCGAATGGAATAATAAGATCGCCAATTTTGAAGCCGAATTGCCAGATTATCGTGAAGTTGTTGAGAACACTACTGTTGATTTTAGCCCTGAAGATATTCAGAACATCATGGAATCAGAGGTTGGACCTAAGATTGCATATCAACTCTCAGCAGACGAGGCTCTCGCTAATCAATTCACTAAACTACCTTCACAAAGAGCAAGAGATAGATTCATCACGAAGATGGAACTTAAAATGGAAATGGCACCTGCCGCTCCGACTCCTGCAAAACCTGCTGTATCGCAAGCACCTGCACCTACACCTAAGCTGAACGCTGGTAAAGGTGGAGTAAACAAAGATCCAAGCCAAATGAGCATGGATGAATATGTACGCTGGCGTAATGGCGAATAAAACCGTTTTTTAGGCTATTTCATTAGGAGAAACTAACATGCCAAATACTATCCTTACAATCGACATGATCACCAAAGAAGCGTTGAAAGTGCTTCACGAACAATTGGTGTTCACAAACAAAATCAATAAGCAATACGACAACTCGTTTGCTCGCAAAGGTGCTCAAATCGGAGACTCTCTTCGTATTCGTAAACCTGCTAAATTCAAAGTGCGTGAAGGTAAAACTTACGCTGCTCAAGAGTTCGTTGAACAGGCTCTAACTCTTACTGTAAACAAACAGTTGGGTATTGATGTGACTTTCACTGACCTTGACTTGACTCTTTCTTTGAATGACTTCTCTGAGCAGTTCATCAAACCTGCAATGGCTCAACTTGCTACTTCTGTAGAAGCTGAAACTTTGAAGATGATCCTTTTATCTCAGAACTCTATTTACAACGCAACTGGTATCGTGTATAAAGACACTCTTAAAGCTCGTAAGGTTTTAAAACAGTCTTTGGCTCCTGCTGGTAAGTGGTGCTACATCATGGACCCTGAAACTTCTGTTAACCTAGTTGACGAATTGAAAGGCTTGTTCCAAGATTCAACACAAATCTCTAAACAGTACCGTGAAGGTCTTATGGGTCGTACCTCTGGTTTCGATTTCTATGAGTCAAACATCATGCCTACTATTACTATTCCTTCTGACATCACTGCTACTGTGACTGTTGCTGAAGGTGCAAGTACTGCGACTTTTGCTGGTCTTGCTGCTTCTGAAGTGATTCCTGCTGGATTCCGTTTCTCAGTATCTGGTCTTAAGAATGTTCACGCTGAAACAAAACAAGCATACGCAACTGACTATGAGTTCGTAGTTCTTGAAGAGTTCACAGCTACTGGTGGTGGTGCTGGTACTGCGGTTATCCGTCCAGTATTCGCTTCTACTTCTGATGCTCGTCAGAACGCATCTGGTACTCTTCCAACTACTGCTGCTATCGTAGTTAACGGTGGTGTGAATGATGTACTTCGTTCTAACATCGCATTCGAGAAGAACGCTTTCACAATGGCTACTGCTGACTTACCGGCTCCTAGCGGAACTGATAAAGCATCTCGCCAAGTAATGGATGGTGTGTCACTTCGTTTCGTAAGAGACTTCGACATTCAATCTGGTGACTGGTTGAGTCGTTTCGATGTATTATTCGGTTACACTAACCTTCGTGAAGAATTCTCAGTATTGCTTCAAGAAGAAAATGTTTAATACATAGTACTGTAAAATAATTAAAGCCCCGTTGTTAACTCAGCGGGGTTTTTTCTTTTTATCACCAATTGTCTATAATCAAGCGATTTGTAGATGAAACCTATATTGAGGAAATTATGAAGAAACTATACTATTTGACCGATCAGGTTTGGAAACTAGCAAAGGATTTACAATCGGTTGTACTCACTGATGAACAAGCTGAGAAAGAACTCAAAGCCGGTAACATCGTAGCCAACGTGTTCGAACTACTACCTGAAGGTCACCCAAAGAAACCCGTAGCTGAGAAAGCTCCTGTAAAGAAAGCTCCGACCAAGAAGGTTACAAAGAAGAAAGTAGCTAAGAAGGCTGCTCCACAGGAGGACTAATTCATGCCTATTACAGTAAGAAACTTAATCACAAACGCATTGGTAACATGTGATGCAATCGCTATTGGCGAGACCCCAAGTGATGCAGAGATATTCCGTGGTTTGTTGAAGTTCAATGACAAAGTTGCGTTGATGTCATTGGATAACATGTGGGATTACACGATCACTAAAACACCATTTACTTTAGTCAGTGGTCAATCGCAGTACACACTCGGTCAAGAAATCGGTGATGATATTGCAATGGATCGCCCTACTGATATCATCTCATTGACAGTTAAGAATAATAATGTGTGGTATCCATTGAAGCAAGTGAGTGCGGTAGAGTTTGAAAACACCACACGCCTTGACGATGGCAGTATTCGATACTTACCAACTGTTTATACATATCGCCCTGATTATCCATCGGGACAGATTCAGTTCTACCCAGCACCCGGCTCTGCATTCGATATTGAGATCACAACTAATGCTATGAAGATCGAGTACACCTTGGATGATGAATTGGCGTTACCACCGGGGTACAACGGTTACTTGGAATACGCACTGGCTGCTCTACTCGCAGTTGATTACGGTGTAGATCCTGCAACATTCGTAGCCATCGCTCAATCAAGGCTTGCTGCTATTAAAAGACAGAATACACAATCACGCACATTACGCCTTGATCCATTACAAGCTGGAGCCAAGAATTACGACATTCGCACAGATACATTCTATAACGGGAGGTACTAATGCCTGAAGTAGCATTTGTGGGTGAAACATACCCTCATCGATCATTGAATGTCTCAGCACAGCGTACACTCAATTTGTACCCTGAGCTGATATCCGATGATGGAGCGAAGAAACAACACATTTTAGTAGGAACACCAGGCTCAATTGAGTTCGCTGATCTATCTTCTGAGACCTCTGCATCATGCCGTGGCTTGCATTTCACATCAACCAGTATGTTGTATGCAGTGTATGGCCAGAAATTAATGCGTATCGGCTCCGATGGATCAATAGTGGAGTCCTATTTAATTTCAGGTGGTTCGACCCCTGTATCAATGGCTGATAATGGTAAGTATTTACTATTCGCTGATGGTCAGAACATTTTCCAACTTGAGATGGACACTGGGTTACTAGTGACTCAGAATGGCCTACCATTTACGGCACCGCAGATGATTAAATACATTGGACAGCGTTTCGTATCATTCGGCAAAAACTCTAACCAATTCTGGTGGTCAGCCGTTGGCCCCGATGGACCTTTAACATGGGAAGGAACCGCATTTGCATCAGCAGAAGGCTCGGCAGATGACATCAATGCGTTGGCTGTCTCCGATGGTGAACTGGTGTTATTCGGACCTCGATCATATGAGGTGTTCAGACTGGTTGCTGACGATGACGCACCCTTCGGTAGAGTAAATGGTTCATTCACCGATATTGGCTGTGGTGCTCCATACTCTGTTGCAGAAATCATGGGTAAAGTTTTTTGGATCGGTAGTTCAACCGTGGGTAAGAACCAAGTGTTCATGCTCGATGGATACAACGCTAAACCAATATCAAACCATGCGATAAGCACATTGTTAGACACCGCTGATAGATCCGCACCGAAAGGTCAAGTTAATACAACTTCTGATGCCCGTGGGTTTACTTATCAGCAGAATGGTCATATCTTCTATGTGATGAATTTAATACAAGCTAATAAGACGCTCGTGTACGATGTCATGGGGCAATGGCATGAGAGATCTAGTCGTGATCCACTTTATAACATTGAAAACCGTTGGGAGCCAACTTGGGCAGTGTTCGCACATGAAAGAGTACTATGTGGAAATGGTAAAGTACCTAAAATACTTGAGCTGGACTTGGATGTATACACTGAGTACGATGGTCGTCAAATTAAACGCCAACGCATTTCTCCTATTTACTGGGATGATATGGCATGGTTGTTCCACAAAGATTTCGTGCTAGATATGGAAACAGGTGTTGGTCTAACCAATGCAAGTTTACAAGGGCACGACCCACAGGCCATGTTACGATTCAGCGATGATTCTGGGCATACATGGTCAAGTGAGAAGTGGCGGCCGATTGGTAAAGTTGGGGGCTATGGAACTCGTGTCAAATGGAACAAACTCGGTAAAGCTCGTAACAGAGTATATGAAATTACAATCACTGACCCGATCAAAGTTGTTATGCTCGGTGCCAGTTTAAGAACAGTTAAGGGGATTAAACGATGAGTACAATTCGATTAACTGAAGCTCCGTTGAAAGAACCATTGCTGCTTGAGGATGGAACACTGGATAAAGTATGGTTACAGTACTTCGGTGATCTCCAGGACTCAACAGCGGGTTATTGGGGTAAAGGGTTACAGACTGTTAAACTTAATGGTGTGACCACTGCTGCCACCAATGGCAATCCTGTGAATAGTATACAGTTCTCAGGACAGAAGCTATCGTTATATTTAAAATTCAATGAACTCACCACGGTTAGTGCAACCTGTGTGTTCAGCGACAAGTATAGAGTGTTGGATGACTCTCTGAAGATGACTGAGGTTGATTCCTCTGGTAATGTTATCTCTATATCCTGGGTATATGTGAAGGACTCGCAGTTCACGATACCAGATATGTCAACCACAAACACTGTAATCATTTCAGGCGAGTTAATTAAGAAATTAGGAGACTAAAACATGGACCCATTTACAGCAAGTTTGGTCGCTGGCGGTGTAGGATCAATGATAGACGCAGGTCTTGGTATCTATAATGACCATGAAGATCGCAAGAGAGCAAGACGAGCAAGAAACGAACTAACTAAAGGTATCGACAAAGCTGGTGAGATTTACCAAAGTACATACGATGATGCGAAACTTATGTATGATCCATATGCAGAGCAAGGATTAGATGCATGGGCAAAGATGAGAGGGATGGAAGGCGAATTCGACCCAAGTAAATTCAAATCCCCAGAGATGGGCGAGTTTGAGTTTGACGAGAGTGTTGATCGTTATCTTGACCCATCAATGGCATTCCAACAGAAAGAAGCCATGCGTGGACTTCAAGGATCTGCCGCTGCTGCTGGTGGATTACTATCTGGTAAAACTTTAAAAGATATTCAATCTCGTGGTACTGAATTGGCGAGACAAGATTACGGAAATGCGTTTAATCGTATGACTGGTGATCGTACATTTGCTTATCAAGATTACCTCAACAGATTTAAAAATGAAAGACAAAATGTAGCTGACCGTTACTCAATGGTTAAAGACAAGTACGACCGTTTAGCTGGTCAATCGGATGTCGGTCGTTGGGCTACTGGTGAACAAGCTGGCCTTCGTACTGGATTAGGTAATTCACAAGCTGACCTAGCCGCTGCTAGAGCTAACGCACAAGCACAATATCAATCTCAGACACCATCTAATGACCAGAGCTGGTGGAAAGGTGTAGGTGGTGCTGTTCGTGGTGCAACCCCATTAATTGGTGGTGCAATGAGTGGTGCTTTCTCAGGTACTCCTAGATCGAAACAGTTTGTACAGGCCGATAAACAACTTGAGATGATGGATAACGCCTTACAGACTATGCAAAATAGACCGCAACCATCTATGCCATGGGAGGGCTAAGTAATGCCAAATTTTGATCATAGAATTATAGCTGACACACAACCGTTCAAAATGCCTTCATTTCGTGAGGGTCTTTTAGCTGGGATTCAGGATGTGCGTGATGCCCAACAGGGTCAACGCATGGAGAGCTTCCGTGGCCAAGCAATGAGTGAACTAGGTAACGAAAAACCTAATATGAATAAACTACTCAGTGGATACGCTAGTGTAGATCCTGTTGCTGCAATGAAAACCCAGGCAGGGATGAAAACCGTCGATCCAACCAAGAAAAGTATTCGTGAACTTGAACAACTATGGAAAGATGCGGAGCGTTCTTTGAGATACGCCAAACAGCAAGGTGACTCAGTGGGTGCTAACTATTACACTCGATTACAGAAGAAGCTAACTGATCAACTGAAAGTGTTAAGACCTGAAATATGGGGTGACACTCCTACCGAGACGATAAACAATGGGACTGTAAAAGAAGAAGTAGGCGCACCTGCAATTACCGACACTAAGGTAATCAAAAAAGCACTACAGGACTCAGCGAAAGACGCAGATAAAGATGGGCTCATTGATAATGTCACCAGTTGGAGGGACACTATCACAGAATGGAAGCGTGAGAATAAATTAGCCGATGACAGGTCAGAAGTCAAAGATGTTATGGTTTTTGCGGAGAACTTGATATCGGAGATCGCTGATAAACATAGAGGTGTGTTAGAAAAGATAAATCGTGGTCAAGATGATCGTAAACAACGCATGACTGAGGATGAAAAGTATCAGAAGGTTTGGGAAACTAAAACTGCTCTTGTTGAAGAGCCTAGTATTACCAATAAACGTGCTGCGATAAATGTAGTCCTTCGTGATGAATCGGGTGCAGCAATTGGTGCAGATGAATTTAACAATATGATGTCCTTTGTATTACCTCAGGCTTTTTATAAGACATTCAAAGAGGAGACTACTGGAATCGAGACAACTCTTCTAGGTATGGTAAGTACGGGTGCCCGTGAGGAATACATGCGTAGTGTTGCAGAGAAGTACTTAGGTAACGTGTCGGCGGATAAACTATCCCAGTATATGAAACGTGGTGTCCCAAAGGACTACTACCGCAGGAAAACAGATAAGAAAATCAAAAAGAAGAAGGAGAAGGTAGGTGATAAACCAGTTCAGAAAGATTTCCCGACTAGGGGTTCCTATTTAAAAGCATTAATGTTATGGCGAAAGAAGGGAGGTAAATAATGGCTAAATTATCCCAAGACGATAAAGACTTGCTTGAATACTACAATACTTTAACCGACGACGAGATGCTCGAACTAGGTTTGGGTGTTGAAGATTTCGATTACCTGGATAGTTTGGAGACTCTTCAAATGGGTACCACATTAAGTTCTAGTGTGGCTCCCGATATTGCAGGCACACCTGAACAAGCTAAAGCGGAGATGTTAGATAGACGTAAAGCATTTAAAAGTGAGTGGGGTGCCTTACCACTTATCGACAAAGCTAGGGAAATGTATAAAGTATTTGAAGGTGGTGATAATGGTAAAGAAATAACCTCTCAACAACTACGTCCATATATGGAGAAGATTTCAGCTTTTCCATATGAGGCTGAATTGGCTATGGATCGTAAGTTACATAACGATAAGGAGTTAAACTACCCTGAGCGATTGGCAAGCAGGACTAAAGATATATTCTCTATGCCAGGTCGTGCTGCCATGGGAGCATTCGGTGATGAGGGGTTCCAAGAAGGATTCTCTCGAAAAGAAAGTGAAGGTGCTGAAACACTAGGTGGGACGATAGGTATGGGTATTCTGCGTGACCCTTTCCTTATACCCTCCACACTGGTTGGTGCTCCTATTGGGAAAGCTGTCGCTAAAGGTGTAACTGCGACCGCCTCTATACCATCTAATATGGCCAGAAATGCAGTAATAGCAGGTAGGAGAGTGAGTAAACCTCTATACAATACTATGAGTGCTGTGCCTAAAGTATATAACACTACTAGAGGTTTCATCACTGGTGGGGCTGAAGGTGCTATCGAAGGGGCTGCTCGTTTAGTTGATGCTGGTATTACAGATGGTGATTACGGTACTGGGTCTATTCTCACCGATATGGGATTAGGTGCTGGGATGGGTGCTGGGATGGGTGCTGCCTCTCAACTAGTGGGTGATTGGCTAACTGGTTCTGGTCTTAAAAAACTAGAGAAGAAAGTTAAGAAAAAACACTTCAAAAAAGGATTAACCCCTTCAGATAAACTAGAAGAGGCTCTTGGAAGATTTGGAGTAGATAAAATAACCGCTGCCAATGATTGGGATGCGGAGGTGCTAGAAGGGATAAAAAGTGGTCTGATTATTTCCGATAAACAAGGGGGTTTCATGTATACTGATGGTTCTGCTGTTGTCCCACCAGCGTCTGTGTATTCCTTGAAGCCAAGCACAGTCCCTTATGGTGTGTCTCAGGTTGAGAAAATACAAGCACCTGATAAGATGGCCGATGAGTTACAACAACAGATCTCAGGTATTGGAGACAGGCGTGTAGATATTCTGGAAGGAGCCCCAGCGGTCACAAAAGACCAACGTGAAGAGATCTTCACAGGTGTCACCGAGTCCTTAGAAAAGCTCCTTGAGAAGGGGGAACTAACTGCGAGCGAATATGACAGGGCCCTTAATACTCTAAAACAGATCGACACTGACTACCCTCTCTATTCGATGCGTACTGGTTACGGAGATGCTGAAGGAGGGTTACACCCGTTATTGCAAGTTAGAAAACGCATGGATCGTAAATATAAACCCGGTTCAGTCAAGGTTGATGATAGCGGGAAGATTCGATCATATAATTCCACAGGTGATTTCGTACCAGGGACGCTCACTCGTCAACTGTTCCGTGATGAATTGAATGATGTTATCGGTAACCTGTCTCCGAGGAGTCGTAAACTAGATTTAGAAGAATTATCTCCCCGTATCAAAGTGCGAGACGCTTTCAAAGATATAACACCTTCAGAATATAGTTTTCGTGACCGATTTACCAACCCAGACAAAGATGGTACGAAACGGCTTAGATTAGGACAGGCTATTAGCCCTAAACTCGCTGACGGCTCACCTCACGAGACTCACCTTATTGGGGACGATCGTGGAATCGATTTAATTGATGAGGGGAAACTCACTCCTAGGGGTAAAGCACGTACAGCCTCCACATTAGGGTTGGCTAGTAGAGCCGGTGCTAGAAGTGGAGGACGTAAAGCCGCTACCGAGGTTGAGAAACGTTGGAGAGCATACATAGAAGAACAAAAGCGTAAGGGCAAGACCCCACTCGCTGGAAACTAACTATAAAGGCTGGCTGGAAACGGCTGGCCTTTTATTATTATCTCTCTTCATTACGCTTCAGTCGTTCAAGGAATTTTCTTTCTCTGACTTCCTCTTCCATCTCCCTCTCCAGTTGTATCAATTTTTCGATTTCGTGCGGTTCGAGTTTTTGCACACCTTGAATAACTGATGGGTCAGTAAATAATGTGTGCTCTCTATATGGTTGCATTTGAGACGGCTCCCGACTATACTTCTTAGCACGAATACCAGCATCATCAAACAATATTCTATTAGGTCCATATAGGCCGAACTCGTTTACAGGCACAAGTGGGGGATTTTTTCGATGATTACCCCAAGCCCGCTGTAACCATGCTTCACTCATTTGACCACGGCCTCTTGGAAGTGGAAGCTTTTTCAAGTCAGACATAGGGTCACGACCAGCCATAAAATCCCTCTTTTTTAGAAGTGGTCCCTTGAGTATTGATTTACCTATCTTATCTAACACTTCTGGATCATTTACATTTTCAAGCCAGTCAGATACATCATATACCTGACTCTGCGGTAATTTCTCACTGTAGATTCTATATGCGGCACCCACATCATCAGGTGTTTTCGGCCCATAGTTTGTCCATGAGTCACCAAGTAAATTAGAAGTATAGACTGCGGCACCACCTTCACGACCGCCAGCAGCAGATGTTTGTCTAGGTCCTACAATCTTAGGTTCTAGTGTACCACCTCTTGCATCCCAAGGTTTAGTAGTGGCATGATAGTTAATATTAGCGTCTGATCCCATGCGACTATCCATCCACTCTTTAATGGCTTTCTCGTCACCGGCATCATAGCCTTCGTTACGCATCTTTTTCAGCATTTTAGGTGACAGCCATAAGCCACCAAAGCCAGCCTTCACCAAACCTTTAGCTGGCTGTAATGCAATATCACCATACTCGACTGCGGCCTCTAATAGATTCTGTAGTTTATCGGGAAGTCCCATACTTTCACCAGCAGCTCTAGCTAATCCAGCAGGAGCTTCTAAGTATGCATTAGCCATATTACCTAACCCAGCTAGGAAATTTTGATTATCTCGGCGGGTTTGAGTATTGGCTTGCCATTTACGATGAGCATCAGCATCAGCTTTATTTAAAGAATCCAACTTAGCTTGCTCCTGGAACGACACAGAGCGTTGTTGCGGGGCACTTAAATAAGTCTGCTTAACTCTGGGTTGGATTTCAGGAAGAGGTGCTGGTGGGGTTCGTAGGCGGTCTTGAGCCATAGGCTTATTACCAGCTAGGAATTGTGTATATTCGTTCAGGGTCATATCAGTATTTTACTCCTAAATATCTGCCATCCACATGTATAAAGGTGTCGTAAACTATTGTATATAATCCCAACTCATCAGCAATCATTTCTATATACTCTAGATCAACCAACCCATTCACATGGATATCAGCAGCAATCCCTTCTCTATGTCGTGAGAACTCCGCTGAGTCCTTTACTTCTGCATTGTACGTGTTACATCGGAAACCAGAATTAACGTACACAGGGACTCCTAAACAGCGTCTAAGTGTGTCTAATGTTTCCATAAACAATCTATCCATAGGACAAGAACCGCCACAACAATTCTTGCCTTTACATCTCATCTCTTTTTCAGAGAAATATTTTGATATCATTGTACTTTCCTCGAATTTAAATTCATTTGTTTTAAGCAGGTGAATTGGGCAGTATCATACGCCTCTTGTCCATAGAGCTTTACCGCTAAGTAAAACTTATTTGCTTGGTAATTCAGCCATTTCTTTTTGAACCAATTTGGATTAGCAAACTGAATCGCCACATGCATGTCTTGTAGAAACTGTAAATCAGCTTTCTGTTTGTCAAAACCATACATTGCATAGTGGCAATCATGTAAATTCGCCGCTTCCTCGAATATACGACAGGAATATCTGTATATGTTCTGTAGAAACCAATTGAATTTTGGACTATTTTGTGCTCCGATTCCGTTGGTTTTTATCTCAACTTCACATTTGGGACACATCATTATTTTACTTCCGTTTTATCTTGCATTTGCTCGACTACAAAACTCAGCTTTAAAACTGTTTTATCCAGCCGCTCTAACACGGGCGTGATTTTTTTATCTTGTTCAACCATATGTTCAATCTGTGTTTCTATTGTGGTGATACGATTACTGGTTACCATATATGAACCAAAAATTGCACCGATTATTGTCAAGAACGCCACAACAGTTTGCAGACTCATTGTTACTTTTGTTTCTTCCATTTTCACATTTCCCATTCATCCGGATATATATACCCACTTAATAGTAGTGAGTATATATAACGGAGTTGAACATTTAATCCTCTGGTGTAACACTCACTAAATCATCACTAGCCATATTGGTAGAATACCACCTATATGTTGACCCACTCGTGTTAGTATAACTCTGATTCTTCAAAGAGTTCCAAGTCTCAGGGCTACCATAATAAACACCATCACCACACCACATAGAGTTAACATATTTATGTGTGTTAGAGTTATTATGTGTGTATCCACTAGCATTATTGTAAGTCGCTTTACGCCAAGGTCTACTAGTCATCACATCTTCCATAAACTTCTTAGGGTTGTTGCAATGCCAAGCTATCTCTTCATCAGTTAATAAAGCTACTCCTTGAGGTAATGTACACAACGTACACGCTGCAACTTCTCCCATAAAGTATTTTGATGAGAACTGTTGACCGATATAAAAATAAACGTCTATCTTACCGTTAAAGCCGTAGTTACTATGAGTCCAAGTACCTTGAATTTCAGAAACTGCACCAGTCGCCATTACTCTGTTGATGATAAATCTACTGTAGTAATCACTCATATTTGAACTTGAAGAACCAGTAACACCACCATCGTATTGTACGTTAATTCCATACCATTCATCAGTGTCGATATTATCGTTACTAGTGAACTCTAGGTAATTACTAGTAGAACCAAATTTGAAACATAATTTACCAGCCTTTCTCGATAGCATCACGCCACCTGCTGTATTACCTTGTGTCCAAATAGCCCTTTCATTACCTGTGTTAGAATCTGTACATCTAAACCATGTACTAACAGTCCAAGGCTGTGAGTTGCTCCAAGTTTCTCCAGGATTAACAGTTGTACCACCAGACTGATTATACATGTAAAGAGGGTTACTCTGTGAACTACTTGGGTTGGCTCTCAAGTAATCATTAGAACCATCAAGCGACATAGCCTTAGTAAATGGCGTGTCTGAACCTTCAATAGATTTATCAGTTGAGTTATTACTTGGTTCATCCAATACATCAATTGTAAGAGTTCCTGAATCTGAACCGTAGTTATTAGCTCTAGTTACATTTAATACGTGCTGAATATCTATACCATCTGTAATGGTATCAGCAGTTCCAATAATAGCAGTTCCATTATCAGCATAGCCCGAAGGCAC